GCAAAATTGGCTGGTGGAACAGATGGAAACATCATTAGTTTTGATGCTTCTGGAGATCCAGTGGCTATAGCAACGGGGTCCGATGGCCAAGTTTTGACATCAACTGGTGCAGGGAGTCCCCCTGCGTTTGAAGATGCAGCAGCAGCAGGAATATCAGCTGGAAAATCTATTGCATTTGCAATTGTTTTCGGTTAAAAATATAATAAAAGGAATTAAAAAATTATGGCAAATCCAGATATAGTAAGCGTAACATCCATCCTTGGCGGTAACGCAGGTTATAATTTAACTGCAACAGCTACTACTACTTTATTAACTGTAGCGGCTGATAAAATAGTAAAAGTAAATACTATAATGGTTGCTAATGTTGACGGAACAAATGCAGCAACCGTAGATTTATTTGTAGATGGCATGGGCACAGGTACAGGTGGGGCTACCACAGGTGCTGTAACTACAGGTGCAAACGCAACTGTATATTTAGCAAAAACTATTTCTGTTCCTGCTGATGCAACTTTAAGTCTTTTAGAAAATCCTATCTATTTAATGGAAGGCGATATATTAAAAGGCGGAGCTAGTGCAGCATCTGATTTAGATTTATTTGTATCATTTGAAGTTCTAGACGACGCATAGGAGATAATTAGCTATGGCAAATGGCGGAATTATTGGACCTGTAAAAGTAGTATGTACATCATCTACTAAAGTTACATCATTTACAGCTTCAGGAACTTTCAAAAAAACAAACTGTACCTCAACTATACCAGAAATAATGGTAGTTGCTGGTGGAGGTGGCGGTGGAAATGGTAATGCTGGCGCTGGTGGAGGGGGTGGTGCTGGTGGTTATCGTACTGCAACTTGTGTTTCTTTACCTAATGCAGTTATACCAGTTACAATAGGAGCAGGTGGAGCAGCTTGTACTTCTGGAGTAGATACAGTTTTTTCAACAGTAACTTCTGAAGGCGGTGGTAAAGGAGGTAACAGCGATAATGGTGGTGTTGCTGGTGGTTCTGGTGGTGGAGGATGTGGTAATGCTGATGGCTGTAGTGCAGGTGGAGCAGGTAATACTCCCCCTACAAGTCCCTCGCAAGGTAATAATGGTGGAGTTGGAAAAAGTGCAAATTCAAATACATATGCTGCTGGTGGAGGAGGTGGAGCTTCTGCTGTTGGAGCAACTGCTAATGCAGGTGCTGGAGGTGGTGCTGGTGGTGCTGGTTCACCAAATGATATAACAGGAAGTGCCGTAAACTATGCAGGTGGTGGAGGTGGATCTACTGGAAAAGAATCTGCTGGTGCTGATATTAATGCTGGTGCTGGTGGTGCTGGTGGTGGTGGTGCTGGTGGAACACGGGTAAATGGAACTGCTGGAACGGTTAATCTCGGTGGTGGAGGTGGCGGAGGTGGATACCCCGTAGCCAAAACAGGTGGTGCTGGTGGTTCAGGAATTGTAGTAATTAAAGAAACAACTCCAAAATGTGCATCAGGTGTATGGAGTATTAATGATCATTTCGATCAAGTAAAAAATTCAGAGTGGATAACAAGAGCAAACGCAACAATAAATTATTTAGTAGTCGCTGGAGGCGGCGGTGGTGGTAAATCATGTAGTAGAGCTGCTGGTGGTGGAGGTGCAGGAGGTTATCGTGCATCAGGTTTTGGACCTTCTCCTCTTAGAGGATCAGCATTAAGTGTATCTGCAGGTGTTTATACAGTTACAGTTGGGGCTGGAGGTGCTGATGGAGAATACGCTGTAAGAGGTGCAAACGGAACAGATTCAACATTTTCAACAATAACATCAGCAGGTGGCGGTGGTGGTGGTTCAGAGCAAAATGCTACAAAAGCTGGTGCGGCTGGTGGATCTGGTGGTGGATCTGGTGGTGCAGGTCCAGCTAACAGTCAGGTTGCTGGAGGTGCTGGTAATACTCCTCCTACTGATCCTTCCCAAGGTAATGCTGGTGGTCTTTCAGATTTACTTAATGGTGCTAATAGTGCTGGTGGTGGAGGTGGTGGTGCTACTGCTGTTGGAACTGCTGGTAATAAATGTAGTGCCGCTGGTGTTGGAGGTGCAGGTGCACCCAATGCTATTTTAGGTTCAGCTACCACATACGCTGGTGGTGGTGGTGGAGTAAGAGATGCTGGTGGTGGAGGAGGAGCTGGTGCTGGTGGCGGTGGTGCTTCTTCAATAGATGGTAGTGGTACTGCTGGAACAGCAAATACTGGTGGTGGAGGTGGTGCAAGTGCAGCTCAACCTGCTAATTGCCATGACGCTGGTGCAGGTGGATCAGGTATTGTAATTGTAAAAGTTCCAACTGCTTATACGGTAGCAGCAAGTCCAACGCCTGCAAGAGCATTATCTACTCATCCTGATGGAGAACAATTAGTGAAATTTACAGCATCAGGAACGTTGACTATAAGTTAAAATTAAAATATAACTAAACTTTTAAGGAGAATAAATATGGCACATTTTGCAGAATTAGAATCAAAAACAGATCCAACAGGTTTTACATCTGATACACATTTAGTTGTAAAAAGAGTAGTTGTTGTTGCAAATGATGAAGTACCTTCAGATGAACATGCCGATGGTGAAACATGGTGTGTGAATTTTTTTGGTGGTGGTACATGGAAACAAACATCATACAATAACAATTTTAGAAAAATGTATGCAGGTATAGGTATGATATACAATGCATCAAAAAATAAATTTCTATCACCTCAACCATTTGCTTCATGGGCACTTGATTCAAGTGATGATTGGCACGCACCAATAACTTATCCATCAGTAATTGATGATGGTGAAGAAACACCTTCATGGCATTATTCTATTCTTTGGAACGAAACAAAATATAACGCTGACAACAATACAGGTTGGGAAGCTACTAAATCAAACGACGACGCGGAAACCAAAACAGTTCACAATTGGAACGGTTCAGCTTGGGTTTCCGAATAGGGGACTTTAAATGGCAAGAACCAACGGCGGATTAATCGGTAAAAGAAACGTAACTTCTTTTGGGAAGTGTAAAGTTACCACTTTTACATCTAACGGAAATATCTGTACAACTTCAACAACTAGAGTTGTTCGTGCTAAAATTTTAGCAGGAGGAGCTGGTGGTAATACTGGACACGTTTCTCATGGAGGCGGTGGCGGTGGTGCTGGTGGTTATATATGTGAAGATATAAATGTATGTGGTTCTACACAATATGCAATGGTTGTTGGTGCTGGTGGTGGCGGTGGAACACACCCAACAAGTCCTATATCATATCCCGCTGCAGGTGGTGTAGCAGGAAATAATTCAACAGGTTTTGGTAAAACAGCTACAGGTGCAACAACTCACTTTCAACCTTGTAATGCAGGAAGTAGATATTCAGGTGCTTCAGGTGCCCCTCAATCTAATGCTGGAGGAACTCCTCAACCAAGAGGTGGTGGAGGAGGAGGTGGCGCAGGAGGTGTTGGTGGTGATTCTCCAACAAATAGTGTTGGTGGTGCTGGTGGTGCTGGTTGGACAAGTCCAGTTGATTGTACTTTACACGGTGGTGGCGGTGGCGGTGCTGGTTGGGAAGCTGGTTCTGGTGCTGGAGCAGGCGCTGCAGGTCCAGGTGGTGGTGGTGCTGGTGGTGCTGGAACAGCAAATGCTGGAGCAAACGCAGATGCCAATAAAGGTGGTGGCGGTGGCGGTGGTGCTGGTGATTGTGGAGTACAAGGAACAACTGCTGCTGGAGGTAATGGCGGATCAGGAATCGTAGTCGTAAAAGAATTAAACAAAGCAAGTGGTGTATGGAATTTAAGAAGTCAATTAAAAGCATTGCAACAAGGAACATGGCCTAAAACAGCTTTTATTAATGCAACAGGTGGATGTATAACAACTTGTGGAGATTTTAAAGTTCATACTTTTAATTCATCAGGAACATTTGGTGTAGTAGAATTATCAAGTTTTCCTACACATAATGTTGTAGATTATGCCATAATTGCTGGTGGTGGAGGTGGAGGTGGAAACCAAGGTAATCCATCAAAATCTTCTGGTGGCGGAGGTGCAGGAGGTTTTAGAGCTTCTGCAGGAACTGCTACAGGATGTTATACAGCAGGACCTGGTCCTTTAACTGCTCCTGTAGCAGCAGCTTCGGTTTCAACAGGATGTTATACAATTACAATAGGTGGAGGTGGATCAGGTGGAGATAATGGAAGTGAATCTAGAGGAGGTACAGGAGGTGCTTCTAGTGCTTTTTGTATTTCATCAGCTGGTGGTGGAGGTGGTGGTACTAGTGGATCTAGTGCTCCTAATAGAGCAGGTGCTGCTGGTGGATCTGGTGGTGGAGGTAATGCACCTCCTCAAGGTGGAGCTGGTGGTGCTGGTAATACTCCTCCAACAAGTCCCGCTCAAGGTAGTGCTGGTGGTGCTGGAGGCGGATCTTGCGCTGCTGGTGGTGGAGGTGGTGCAACTGGAGTTGGATTAGCTGGTGGGTGTGGATGTGCTGTAAAAGGTGGACATGGTGGAGCAGGTGCTACTTCAACTATAATTGCACCAGGAACCGTTCTTTATATTGCTCAAGGAGGTGGTGGTGGAGCTGGACCTTGTGGTTGTGTAGGATTAGGAGGAGGATCAAATAGTAATAGAACTGCTGGAAACGGTGGAAGAGTTGGTTCTTTTGGTGGATCAATTGCTACAACTAATCGTGGTGGTGGAGGCGGAGGTTCTGGTGGTCAATGCACTGCAGGCGCTAATGGTGGCTCAGGTATTGTAGTTATAAGATACAAATTTCAATTATAAAAATTGACAATTTTTAAATAATAAAATATATTATTTTTATGGTGGTAAAAGAAAGAATATGAATTTAACAAACTATTATTGGTATTTTCAATCAGCAATCCCAGAACGTATTTGTGATGACATTGTTCGTTATGGAAAACAACTGCAAGATCAAATGGCAGTAACTGGTGGATTTGGTGATGTTAAAAATTTAAATAAAAAACAAACAAAAGATTTAAAAAAAAAAAGAAACTCTGATATTGTTTGGATGAATGATAGATGGATATATAAAGAAATACAACCCTACATTCATACAGCAAATCAAAGTGCAGGTTGGAATTTTCAATGGGATCATTCTGAGTCTTGTCAATTTACAAAATATACTAAAGGTCAATTTTATGATTGGCATTGTGATGGTTGGGATCAACCTTATCAAAGAGAACAAGAAGATCCATCTCACGGTAAGATTAGAAAACTATCTGTAACTGTTACTTTAACAGATCCAAAAAAATATAAAGGTGGTGAATTAGAATTTGATTTTAGAAATCAAGATCCTGATAAAAAACCTAACATACATAAATGCACTGAAATATTACCTAAAGGATCTTTAGTTGTATTTCCTGGTTTTGTGTGGCATAGAGTATGCCCAGTAAAAAGTGGAGAAAGAAACAGTTTGGTTATTTGGAATTTAGGACAACCATATAAATAG